GAGCGTTTGAAAGATGAGCGCGAGGCTCCGGCCGAAAACGCTCTGTTGCGAAAACAGGCTCGTCACCGCGCGGAGCCCTCGCAGCGCTGGCTCGATGTCGAGGCCGTCGAACAGGTGCCCGAAGTTCTCGCGTAGGCGCTCCATCTGCACGTCAAAGTCGAGAGCTTGCCGCTGAGCGATGCCGCCGATGCGCTGGCGCACCGTGTCTGCGAGCTCGCGCACGCTCCCGCCTACCGAGCGCGTGTGACGCGCCATCGAGATGAAGCGCTGCGCGTACCGATCACCTTGCACGCTTGCTGTGGTGCCAACCGCCTCGAGGGCGGCGGACAACTCCGAACCTCGGAAGCCAGCACGGTAGAGTTGCTCGCCGTAGCCGGTCACCTCTTGTCGACCGAGCGAGCTGCCCGCCGACACGCGGTCGATCGCTTCGCCCAACTCGCGCGCGCTTCCCGCTGCGCCGACGTTGTAGCGACGAAGAGTCATGAGGCCTTCGAGACGCAACATCTCGTTGCGGCGCGCGTTGGCGCTTGCGAAGGCGTAGGAGGCAAGCTGCACCACAAGCGCCGCCGTCGCCGCGGCCACGGCAATCGTCGCCGTCACAATCGCCGCGAGGGCTCCCGCGAAAGCGAACATGGGCCCCGCGACCGCTGACGCGCGAAGAGCGGACACGCCAGACGCAGCGGTGCCCAAAGGCCCGCCAAGCGACCGTGCCCCCTCGAGCAACTTGTCGAGGCCACTCGCCGCGCCTTCGGTGCCCTTCTTCGTGGCGCCGAATGCACCGCCGAGCGAGAGCCACTTCTCTTGCATCGAAGAGACGCTCGCCTTCTGCGCGTCGATCTGATCCTTCAGCCGCTTCACCGACTCGATCGAAACGTTGCTCCCCGACTTAAGGCGAGCCATCGCCGCCTGCATCTCGCGGAGCTTCGCGGTGCCCGCTTCGAGACGCGTCTTGAGCTCTACGAGCGAGCGCGCAGCATCGAGCGCCGGACGAGAAGTCTCGTCCTTCAGCTCAACTGCAAATGTCGCTCGCTCTGCGCTCACTTTGTCTCCGTAAGGGCTTGCCGAATCATTCGAAGGTCGTTGAAGGCCTCCGCGAAAATCACTGCGCCAGCTAGGGCTTTGGCGTGCTCGTTGTCGTCGTCCGCTTCCTCGCGACCAAGCGCTGCGAGCAGGAGAGTCGCGGCGCACCCGAGGTCTCGGCGCGCCTCATCTCGCAGCGCCTTTACTTTCCCGTGAGCGCCTGAGCGCCCGCACCGGCCAAGAGCAGCGCTTCGTTCGCGATGATGGTCACCGCCGCGGGCTGCTCCTCGAGGAGCTTGTTGAACGCCGCGGGGCTCGGGTAGACGAGCGAGTACTTCGCGACCTTCTCCATCTCATCGAGGCTGACCTTCCCTGCGTCGAGGAAGGCTTTGACCACCAAGCGCGCAGGGCGCTTCACGATCACTGCGCCCTCGGCCGTGAGCACGACCGCAATCTTCTTTGCGCCGTGCTCCTTCTCGGCCGCCTCAACGGCCGCGACTTCCTCGGCGCTGAGCTTCTCTTTCATCTCGTCGCTGAGCATCACGCCGTCTCCTCTCGGAACAGCCTCTTGCCGTCCCAAACGATGCGCATGGCGTCGATCTCGACGTCGATTGATGTCGGATCGACCGAGGTCTCCTCGCTCGAGACCGCTTGCCCCACAAAGACGCAGTCTTGGATCTCGTCGGTGATGACGCCGATCTTGTCCTCGATCCACTGGACCTGGATTTGAAAGACGATGTCGCCGAAGGACACGCCGTCAGAACTCAGCGACGCAAGCTTCGCGCGGAGCTCGTCGATGCTGCTACGTGGCCCCGAAATCGTGACTGGGTCGACTTCGTATTTCCCGGCCGTGCGTGTGCGCGGCATACCGCTCGTGCCGTAGCCCTTGCCGCGTGTCCGCTTGTCCGCGTAGGCGATTTTGGAGAAGCCGTAGAACTGCTCGTCCGCGACCGTCACCTTGATCGATGCGTGCGAGTAGTCGGTGCCGTTGATGCGTTTTGCGTCGCTCATGTCGTCCTCACGCCGTTTGGACCTGCAGCGCCGGGTTCGTGAACCCGATCTCTGCGGTGATGGTCTCGGGGTACCCAAGCGGGATGACGCGCGCCTGCCCCGTGAGCGTGCGCGTCGTAAGGATGTTGTCGGTGCGGCTGAGCACGAAGCTCGCCGCGGAGGCCTTCGGCGTTGTGAGAAGCACCGCCGCAAGCACAGCTCGAGCGCCGGCTTCGATCTGCAACGCATCCTCTTCGCGGATGAAGCCAGTGATGCGGTCCACGCGCACAGGCTTGTGCAGTCGACGCTGCAGGTACTGCAGCAGCGCCTCGTTCGCGAGGTTCATCACGCGGCGGTGCGGCACGAGTCGGAAGTCCGAGCCGGTCGCCGAGAAGATGCGTGGAAGGTTGACGTAGGTGCCTTGCACGCCGTCCCAAGTGCGGAGCACGTAGAAGCGCGAGTCGTCGAGACCTGGGCTCACAACCTCGTCGTGCTCGTCGGGGTTGCCGTTCGAGTCCTTGATCGAGATGGAATCGATCGGGCCAAGGTCAATGGCAGCCGTGTCGATGTGCTCTGCGCTGCCTTGCTCGAGCGAAGCTGCGACGAAGGCGACAGGGCGCTTGTACTTGCGGCCGCTGATTGCGCTCGTGTGCTTCACAGCGCCTGCGCAGACAACGCCGCATGTCGACGCCTTCGATGCGAAGATCGCGTCGAGTGCGGCCTTGTAGGTCGCCTCCGACTCGCCGATGGTCGGCATGCGAGCGCTGCCAATCCACATGCGATGCTTACCTACGGTGCGCATCGCGCGCACTGCCGTGTCGATGGCGTCGAACGCGTTGGCGTCGATAGCGCCAGCGATTGCAGCAACGTCCCAAGAGATGACCGCGTTCTGAAGCGCGAGAAGCGCCGCGGTGATTTCCGCGTCGTTCCAGCGAGCCGCCGTGGTGCGGAACGAAATCGTGTCGCCTGCGAGGAAGGTTCCTGCCGCGAGGTTGACCACCAGCGTTCCGGCTTCGGTCAGTGTGATCGCGACATCGGTGCCAAGCGCCGTCACGGGGCCAAAGTTTCGGCCGCCGTCGTAGGAGACTTGATAGGTGATTCCTGCCGACCCGCGCGTGCCTCCAGTGATCACCTTGATCACAACTTCGTAGTCGTCGTTGGGCGCCGGAGACGCAGCGATCGTCGCGACGATGGTCCCCGTTCCAACCTGCGTAACCGCAGTGGCCGTGCCCGCAACGGTTGCGCCCGTCTTCACCACGACCGCTCGGCCCCTGCGGCGGATGTGGTGCGCGGCCATCTCAACCATCGGGCCCTTCCCGAAGGCTGCGACGAGGTCAGTGATACGCCCATAGGCTGCGGGCGCGTTGGCGGTTCCAGCGCTGGACGCGCCGACGACCACAAGCATCTTGTCGCCGCTCGAAGCGAGAGAGCCGAGGGCTCCATCGAGCTCGGTCAGGTTCACACTTGGTAGACTCATGGTTCCTCCGTCACGATCGCGTCGCTCGCATCAAGCAGCGAAAGCGTGGTTGCGCTGTTGGTCGTCGACGTGTCGACGTCTGCATCCGGCACCATCGATTCGATGGCGATCACAAGGCGCACCGCAGCACCCGCGCGGCGCTCGTTCTTGTCGTTGACCCATCGGAGCCCACGCATGCTCACGCGCGTGTGCGCGGACAGGTACAACGCGCGCAGCACGTCATCGAGCAACAGCCGGCAGGCGCGCCACTGCGCGCGCTCGTTCTCGGGCTGAGTCGTGTCGTAGCCCTCGACGTAGATCGTGCAGAGCTCGTCGAGCGTGTAGAGCGGCCGAGGGTTGCGTCCGGGTTTTGTGGGCGTGCCAATCTCGCCGACATCATCGTCGTCGCCAGGCACCCACACGATGCGACGGCCCGCGAGACGCTTCTGCGGCTCACGCCAGCCGAAGGGCTGCTCGATGCCTGGTCGCTCTTCGGCGAAGCGTGCGACGACATCTTCGTAAAGCAGCTCGAGCGCGAGAACGGTGCTCATCGCGCACCGCCCATCGTCGCGCGAAACTCGCCCGTCAAAGCGGTTTCAATCGCACGCGTGACGGGGTCAGGGATGGCCTTGGTCGGGATGACCTGGCGACGCACGCCGCCCTTCGCTCGGCCGAGGTGATGAAGCGCGAGGTGGCCTTCGATTGAAGTGACCACGACGGACCCCTGCGCAGACACGCGCACCTCACGTGCGGCGTTCTGCAGCGGCCTCTCGCCTGCCTGGGTCTTCTTCCACGGCACGCCATCTGGCGTGGTGCCAGCGGCAATCGTCCGCGCGAGCTCGTTCTGCGTAGCGCGCGCGATGGCTGGCGCCGCTCGTTCAGCGAGACCAGGCAACGAACGGATGCGCGCGATCTGCTCGTCGAGGGCTTGCTTGCCCGACGAGTTGAAGCCGCCTCCCGTGCTCGCGCCGCTACTCATACGAGCCCCCAGCGTTGCGGTCTTCTTCGCGAGCCGTCTCGCGCTGTACGTCGGTGTGCACGTAGGGCGAGGCCTCGGTGTACGCACGCGGCATTGCTGCGCGAACGCCCGTCGACGCGGTGTCGGCGCGAAGTGGAAGGTCGAAGAGACCCGTCTCGCTGTTCGCAGCTTCAACAAGTTCCTTTTCCGCGTTCTCTGCGTCGAGGGCGATGGCCTGCCACTGCAGGTCGTTCGGATCGATGCCGCGCTTGAGGTACGCCACGCGCGTTGCGATACGCACGCACCACGCACGCACCTTCGTGGGAACAGGCGCAGCGAACGGGCACGCGTAGCGTTTACGGAGACGCGCGTCGACGTCGCTCGAGATGAGTTCAAGCTGACCCGCAACGAAGCCCGGCACGCGACTGAACAAGTCGTCGACGTCGCCCGACGGCATAAGCGTCAGGTTGCGAAACTCGGTCTCTGTGAGGTAGCTCGACAAAGGCAGCGGCAGGGTTCGAACCTGCGTACGGGCCGCGGCTTTCGCCGTACCCTGCACTGCACTGGATGCGCGGAGCCCGAAGGCTCACGCGCTTGGAATCACGCCGCGCGACAGCGGAAGAGCTGGAACGGATGCCCGGGGGCGACCGCGTTACGGCCTTGAGCAATCCACTGCAGCTCGCGCGCTCGGGCAAGCTCTGCGTCCGTCTCGGGGCCGACGTACGTGATCGCAACCGACTCTCGGTTCGAGTAGACGAAGGCGCCCATCTGCGGGGAGCTGAGCTCTTGCACGATGAGGTAGTAGGTCGTTGCCGACCCGCCCATCGCCGCGCCGAGCTCATCGGCAATCACCGGAACGCCGAGGTTCAGGTAAGAGACGATGCCTTCGATGTCGCCGGAGAGCGCGCCGCTCGCCGCCGACTGCGTGATGAACTTTGCGCTCGTGAGCTGCGTTGCGCGCACAGCAAGCTCAGGGGGCACCATGATGCCCGTGACGCGAAGCTTTCGAAGAAGGACGCCGTTCGGCATCTTGATGAAGCCGCGCACATAGGCGATGGCCTTTGCGAGGTTGTTCAGCGCAACCTCGGCCGTCACGCTCGTGTCGATCGGGAGTGCGCCGGGGTACGCTCCGGATGCGCCTCCCGTGAAGTCGTTCGCGAACGTGCCGAAGCTTGCGTCCACCGGATTGACCGGGTGGTCCGTTGCGAAGAATGCCTTCGAGTCGTACGCGGTCGGATTCGCGATGATGGCCTCGGCAAGCTTCTGCTGCGGCCAGTACGCGGCATGAGCCGTGACGTCGCGCGTCCACTTCGAGATCGCGTCAAAGCCTGCGCGGCCCGCGAGCTTGCCGCCCGAGAGCATCACTGCGCCGCCGTCGAGGTCTTCAAACTCCTCGTACTTGACCTTCAGGCCCTTGCGGACGAACTTGTTTTCGAAGCTCGTCTGCGCACGCATGAGCGTGTCGTAGGCGACCTCGCCGCCGTCGTGCGCAACCTCTTCGAGGGTGCCAGTGGACAAGAGCCACGAGAGCACTTCCTTCTTCGTGGTCGAAGGAATGGTCGTGGCGATCTTGTTCCACCAGATGTCTTGAGTGAGACGCTGGTAGTCCTCGTTCGCGATGCTCTGCACGCGCGTCTTGAGGTCGCTGACGAAAACCGGGGTGATGATGGATGACATCGGTCGTTCTCTTTCTCAGCGCTCAGGGCGCGACGGTGGAGCTGCAGGCCCACTTCCCGCCGAGGAAGCACGCGCGGACGAGATGGCGCTTGCTCAGGGTGAGAGCAGCGGTGAGCGACACGGGGCCCGTTGCGTCGCGGTAGGTGACCGTGTGGCCGTTCTTCGTGCCGTCCGCGATGAACGTGATCTCGCAGCCCTCAATCGCGTTCGCGGGGAGCGTGACCGTGCTGTTCGCAGCCGTCGTGGGAACGTCGATGAACGCGCCAGGGCGCGGGTAGTCCGGCACCACGAGGTCGCCAGCGACGAACGCGGGGACCGCCTGCGTGGGCGCAGGCATCGGCATGTCCATCATCGAAGCGACGACGACTCCGAGCGTGGAGACCTCGAGCACCATGCCGGCGCGTTGACGTCCGCCCGCAGGCGACTTCGACACGGTCGATGCGTCTTTGATGAAGCAAACGCGGCCGATGTCCGTTGCCGCCACCGCGACTACGGTGTCGTTCGCCCAGCGACGAGACACGAGGTCGTAGTGCAGGCGGATCATCACGCCTTGCGTGCCGTCGCCTGTGCGTGTCTCCGCGAACTCGCCGATGTCGACCGTCGTGCCCGAGGGGGCGATGACGACCTTGCCGGTTGCCGAGTCGAGGAATGCACGCTTGCCCTTTTCGGCAAGCAACGCGTTCGTGAGCGGAGGCGCGATGTACGCGTGCTCCTTCACCTGAGTGATGCGCTCTCCCATGGTCAGACTCCCTTCTTCGGAGGCGTGACGACGTCAGCTCCGAGAGTGATCGTGCGGCCATCCGCGGACACTGAAACGCCCGTGGAGGTGACGCGGGCACGACCCATCGCGAGGTCGATCGCTGGGTCGTGAGCGACCGCGCCGATTGCGTCGCCGCCCTTCTCGGACTCGCCACGCGTGACAGGCACCACCGCAGACGCAGCGGGCTTGACGTCGCGCCGTGGCATCGTTGCGACGATTGCCTTCATCTGGCCAAGCGGAAGCTTCGCCAGGGCTGCGCGCGTCTCCGCGCCGATGTCGGGGCGGTCCTTGAGAATCGCGGCCTTGCGGTCCGATTCGCGCTCGGCCTCGAGGATGCGCAGGCGCGCCTCAAGTGATGCCGACGTGTGAGCGAGACTTGCGCCTGGAGTCGAAGCGCTGGCTTCGTCGCCGTCTGGCTCTTTGTGCTCGGCCTTCTCTCCGTCCTTCTCGTCGCCGTCTGGCTCTTCCTCTTCCATCGCGGCGAGTGCCGCCTTGGCGCGAGACTTGGCCTTCTCGTCCGACTTTTCGTCATCGACGATTGCCTTCAGCGCCGCGCGCGCTTTCTCTTCTTCAGACATGGTTCCTCCGTCCTGCGCGAGGGGCGCAGCGCTACCGGCCGCGAGAATCGCGACTAGGTCATCAAGTGAGCCGACGCGGTCGGCGAGCCCTGCTCGCACCGCGCTTGCGCCCGCAAAGAGGGCGGCTTCTTGGCCACGCACGGCGTCGACGCTGAGCGGGCGATAGGTGGCGACGTGCGACGCGAAGACGGCCGCAAGCTCTTCGACACGGGCACGCACCGCAGCGCGTGCGCCGTCGGTGATGGCCATCGCGGGGTTGCCGTCGGTCTTGCGTGCGCCGCTCGCTACGAGCTCGATCGCGATGCCGTTGGCAGCGAGTGCCGCCGACTCATCGACCATCGTCTCGATGACACCAATCGAGCCAGCGATGCCAGCTTCAGGAATGGTGATCGTCTTGCCGATGCACGCGAGCGCGTAGCCCGCCGAAGCGCTCAATCCGTCGACGTAGGAGTGAACCTCAACGCCTGCGGCATCACACGCTGCGCGAATCTCCTTCGCCGTGTCGAAGCATCCGGACACAAGTCCACCAGGCGAGTCGACCGCGAGCACGATGGCCTTCGGTCGCATCTCGAGCACCGAGAGCACGCGCGCCTTGATTGCGTCGTAGGAGTCGAAGCACCAATCGCCGTGGTGCATCAGCGGTCCTTGCACCGAGACCACGACGACTTCGCCGCGCGTCTCGGCCGACGGTGCTTCTTCGACCACCGCAAAGAGCGCACCAAAGGCGCTGGGGGCGAGCGCAAGCGCGCCGCGTCCACGAGGCTCGAAGCGTTCGTGCTTCATGCGGCCTCGCGCTTGATCGGGACAACGTTTCCAGGCGCGAGCGCGGGCGCTGCGTTCGCTGCGCGCGCAAGCGTCGGGATGCCGAAGCGTGCGAGCAGCGTGGAGACGTCGATTTGAAGCGAGTGCGCAGCGAGGGCGGTGTCGAAGCTCTGAATCGCTTGCGCGATCATCTGCATCGCCGTGGCCTCGCTGCTCTTGTCCTTGGGCGGCGTGACATCCCACTCGACGACGATGCCGTCGTAGAGCGCTTCCTCGCCGAAGCGACGGATGAGCCACTGCGGCAGGCACTGCGTGTTCACCGTGTGCGCGAGCGTGTCGGCCGTCGCTTTGATGAGGTCGGCGCGAATGCTCTTGTGCACGTCAGCATTCGCGAAGCCGGTGCCTCCGTCCGTCGTGACCGTCTGGCCACAGATGGCGATGATGATCTCTTCGCTCTGCGCAGAGGCGGTTCGCTCAAAGGCCTCGTGCCCGCGGCCGTTGCTCTCGACGAGCTTCACATCCCAGCCAGGAGTGAGCGAGAAGACCGTGTTGATGCCCCACGCCATCACACGGCGGAAGAAGCCGTCACGCTGCTCTTCGGTGGAGCCGAGGGGGGCAACGGCAACGCGTGCTGGATTCGCCAGCTTTGCGAGCCAGTTGTCGAGGTGAAGGCCTGCGTGGTCCTTCCGGATGTAGGCGCGGCCTACCGCTCGCCAAAGGCCCCATTGCCACGGTGCATGGCGTCCACCCGGTGTGTGCAGGACCCAACGTCCGTCGCCAGGCGTGATCGGCAGCATCCCGATGATCGAGCGGTAGTACCAGCGATTTTCGCTCCACACGTAGAGCAGGAACTCGGGGTTGAGCCTGACGAACACGGGGTAATCGCGGCCGATCACCTCCTGAAACTCGCCAACGCCAACGCCCAAGAGCACGCCATCCGCGGCGAGCTTTTCGAGCTCACTCGGAGGAAGCATTTCGTCGAAGATGGAGCGCGCCTCTTCAACGCCAGACTCAATGGCCTGCACGTACTCAGCGCGGCCACGGAACTTCTTCGGCAGACGCACGAGGCCGCCTGTGCGCGTCGAGAGCGAGCCCGAGACGATGCCGTCGCGCATCGCTGCACGCATGAGCTGCGCAGCAAGCGAGAGCTGCCCGCGGTCAGCCGCGTGCTCAGCGTCTTCGAGGTCTGCGAGGTACCAGCGCGTTCGCGTGGTCGGCAGTGGTGAGATTTGGCCACCGAAGCGTTCGCGGGCAGCGTCCACTGCGGAATCGCCCAACGACGGCAACGCCGCTGGGGGCGCCTGATAGGCGGAGATCCCGAGCAGCGCAGCAAGCGCGGTGACGATGCGGCTCACCCGCTGACGATGCGGGCCTCACGTCACGCGAACACGCAACTACCGACCGACACCCGCGCGGGCGTCAGGTGTCCATGCATCCTCGGGAATCCCATAGATTTCATGCAGTCGACGCCTTGCCTCCGGGCCTGGCTTCCCTTCGCCCGAAGCCCATCGAGACACGCGTCCCTTGTGGACGGCGCAGCGTGCCGCGACGAAGGTCTCGGTGGTGCGCTGAAGCACCGCGAGAAGGGCGCGACGACTTGGCGTCATGCGCCCGTTCCCAGCCGGAGAACCATCATCGGGCTGCGGACTCCAAGCCGGTACCACAGCACGGCCGTGCGTCCCGCTGCAACCGCCTCACGAGCCATGTCCTCATGCTCGGGACCCGGTTCGTCCATGTTGTCCCCTGTCTCTCTGGAGATGTAGGCCGCGAACGCGGCAGCAAAGACAGCCCGCTCGTCCGCGGTGCGATTCTGGTGCTTCACGAACACAATCGCGATCTCTGGCTTCATTGCTTCGATCGCAGCGTTTTCCTGCTCGTCGGACAGGGTGATGCCTGTCGCATCGACCGCAGCGGCGAGCGCGCATTTCGCCCAGTGTGCTCGCTTCTCGTCGTGTTCGTGCAGTGATGTTTTCTTCATCTTGAAACCGTGGAACACGAGGCGTCTCAGGGCGCGAACAATGTCACTCTTGCCGAGAGTGACATTTGGCTTGCGGAACTCGCGGAGCCTTTGGAGAGGCGAGGGCGGAAATGGTTTCAATCATGCGCTGGTTGGTCGGGGGGCCTTCAGCGGTCCACTTCTCCATCGCGTCTCGGATGCGATGAGCCGACAGACTGCGGACCGAAGAGGGGTCCTTCAGGAAGTTGTCCAGGGTACGAGGGTCAACTCTCGCAACGAGTGCAAGTGTGCGCTTTGTTGTTGGGTCAAGCTGCGGCGATGTTGTGTTCATTTTGAAATCCTGCGAGGTCCTTTGGAGGCGTGCCCGGGATCTACTTCCCGCTCATCGCGAAGCCAGACATGTCTCACTCAGGCGCCGAGTGAGACGCATGACACCCGATCGCGTTGCTTCCCCTCAGAAGCGCGAGGTTGTTCTCAATGCCCCATGCGCGAAGCTCCGCGCGCCATGTTGGATCGTGCTGCATTGCGCGACGGTGCGCACGGTTGAGTCTCACGCGGAAGCGGCGCGTCGCGCGTCGTGAGCGATGCCTGATCGGCGTGTAGTTCAGAATGGCCATTAGTCGTTCTCCAGTTCCGCGAGGAGCGCAGGGGCATTGACGCTAAATCCGGTCGCGCGAATCTCTTCGACGACGTCCATGAACGGCGGAAAACAGTCGGCTTCCCGGTCGTGCTCTCTGCCAACGGCGATGCCCTCCAACGCGTCGTCGAGGCTCGCGGGGTCGAGATTGAGCGATTCCACGAAGGCGATGAACTCGGCACCGCTGACGCAGGGAACCACTTTCGTGCGCTTGGTCGTCATCGCTACCTCCATGCGCTCTCGGCATCGTAGGGGTCCATTGCTTGCTCGCTCTCGTCGTGCTGCGCGTGCACATGGGCCACGTGCCCGGTCGCCGTCGTCATCCGCTGCGTTGGCGCGGGCGCATCGGGACGCGCGAAGCCAGGCCGCAGCCACGCAGGCTCCCACACCGACAAAGCAAGCGCGTCGTAGCGGTCGGGCGAGCGGTCGAGCAGCTTGCGAATCTCGTCCTTCGGCGTGACCTTCTGACGCTCGCGCGAGTCCACAACCCACCGCAGCGTGTGCAGCTCAGCCGCAAGTTTGGTGTCTTCGGGGATGGCGCCTCCTTCGCGCATCCACGTCTCGACAGCAACAGCGAGCTCGTCGCGCACGGTGCCGTATCGGTCGGGCTGGCGCACGGCCTTCTCGCCGCTTCGCACGCCAAGCAACAGGAACGGAGGCTCGGCGCCCACGGACTCATACGAGCCGAGGTGCGAACGAAGGGTGCCGTAGAGCTCGGCGCCGATCGATCCGCTGCGGTCGATGACGACGACGGGCCGCGTGTCCTTCGCGCGGTCTTCCGGCTCTTCCAGGTCCGCGATGAGCCCGAGGATTTGCACCTGATGCGCGTCGGCGGTGAGGCCTCGCATCGTGAGCAGCCGAAGCACCTGGAGCCCGCGGCGCGCGCAGATGGCGGTCTCGTCGCCCGTGCCCGTTGGGCCTGCGGGGTCGACGCCTACAAAGAGCCGGCCGCGGAACTTCCGGTCTGCGGCAAGCTCCATCTCGATCTCGTGCCACCGCTGCTCAGCGCTCACGATTGCGTGCACCGAGAAGATGCACCCGTCTTCGCTCTCGGCGTGCTCGCCCTTCACGCGGATGAGGTACTGCGGCGAGGTCTCGCCCCACTCGAGCTTCTTCTCTTCAATCCAATCGCGCTCAGCGAGGCCAGGCACAAGGCACTGACCTGTGATTGCGTTCGGCGTCTCCTCGCTTGAGACCGTGATCGTCTTGTAGAGATGCTTCTTCTTCGTGAACGCTTCGTAGTGCTCGCCGCTCGTTCGCGTTGGATTGCCGATGAGGAGGATGGAGGCACCGCCCGCCCTGTTTCCTTCAATCGCTTCGTAGATGACATCGGGCACGCCTGACGCCTCGTCGACGATGTAGAGCAAGTGCTTGCCCGATACACCAGCGACGGCCTCGGCCTCGCGCGCAGTGAAGCCAGTGATCTCGCGGAAGTCATCGCTTTTGAGCCCGGTGCGTGCGAGCTCGCCGCAGACAACGTGCACATCGTCGACGATGATCGTCGAGTGTGGGCACGGCCGCGGAATGCGGCGCCCGTCAGGGTCGGCCGCGATGCACACCAGGCAACGACCCGAGCGAGCAAGACGCATGCGCAGTTCGCGCCACAGAATCGCATCCACCTGGCGCGATGTCGTCGACGTCATGACGACGCGGGCGTCGGGGTAGCTGGCCCAATACCAAAGCGCGAGAGCGGCCGCGCACGAGCTCTTGCCGATCTTGTGACCCGAGCGCACCGCGACGCGTCGGTTGTCTCGCACCGCTTCGAGGATTTCGATCTGCTTGGCCCACGGCAAGAACCCGAGCACCTCGCGACAGAACGCTGCCGGGTCGTCGCGGAAGCGAGTCGATGGGAAGATGATGCGGGACTCGGCCGACACCATCGCAAGCAGCGCTTGCGCGAGGTCATCGGCAAACGTCACGGACTGCGCCGCGGCCCTCCGCTTCGCAACCTCGGTGGAGCGAGACGCGGTCATGCATTCGCCTGCTGAAGCGCATCGGCCACAGCTCGAGCGGCATCGGGGAAGGGCCGGAGGGCGTCGAGCATCGTGGCCCGTAGCCGTTTCCACGACGCGTGCTTCGTGATCGCCGCAGCTTCAAAGAGTGCATCTTGCGCCTCGATGCGCGCCTTCAGCGCGAGCGCCTTCGTCTTCGTGTCGCGAATGCGAGCGAGCTCGGACGGCAAGATGTCGCCCTCGGCATCAGCATCGAGGTCACCGAGCAACTGCGTGACCTCATCGAGGGTCGACGGGCGCCCCGATAACGTGACCGGCGGAAGCGGAGCCGAGGGCAACGGGGCCTTTGCCGGACGCGGTGACGGTCGGTCGACCGGCGTGCGCTCCCACGATTGCGCCGGAATGGCCGTCGCTCGCTCGATGGCCGCGCGCATCTCCGGGCCGGGGGTCTTCTGCCCGGTGCGCCAGTAGTTGACCGTCTGCCGAGACACGCCGATGCGCTCGGCCAGTTCGCCGGCTGAATGCGTCAGCGCCCGAAGCTGCCGTTGCCCTTCTGACTGCGGAGGTGACGCGGCAGGTGTCACAGGTGTCGCGGGTGCAGGTGACACCCCGTCGTCGTCCGGAGAGGCGTCCGCAGGTGCTCTCGTGCCTACATCACGCGCCATGCTGACACCCTCCCGATCGCGTGGAAGTTGGCCGGAGTATTTTCTCGCCGCCCACGGTACCTGGACTCCCATGCACTGTAGGACCGGGGGGTATAGCGATTGCCGCCACCAGATGCCCCTGTGTGCCCCTGGTCATCGCCCAACCTCGTCACCAACGGTCACGGTCATCACGTCGCCACTCAGACGAATCTCGATGCCGTCCTGACGCTCCAGTTCCGTGACCGGAATAGAGACCGTGCCCCCGTCAGCCGCGTGACGATTCACGAGCCACGAGATGACGCGGGCCTGCTGACGAATCATCTCGGCCTTCGACATGTGCTTGAAGTCGCCCGTTCGCTTGTCGATGCTCATGGAGCCCCCACGCTGCGCATGGTGTCCGGAAGACATGCGACGCGTTCGCGCCACAATCTGCCCGGCTCTCCTCTCGTTGGGCCAAGCGCCTTCCAGGTTCGCCCGCGCTCAGAGTTGAGCCAGCGGACAAACGTTTTCGCATCGATGTTCCCCTTCGCTTGGTTGCACGGGTGGCAACAAGCGACGACGTTCGCGGCGCTGCGCTCTCCTCCCATCGAGATGGGGACGACGTGGTCAATCGTCATCTCACGGGAGCTTTTGGAGTCCGCGCAATACGTACACGTCACGACGCCATCGACGCCTGCGAGTATTCGTGCGCGCCTACGCGTCTCGCTGTTTTGGTTTTTCTGGCCTCTCCCTCCACTCATGGCCTGACCTCCACCTTCCGAAACGTCAGCCCCAACGCCGCCAGCGCTTCCCCCAGCGTGAACCTTCGCCCGCACCGGTCGGCCTCATCGCGCGAATCCGTTCCACTGGCCGCATGCCACGTGATGAACCCACCACGCCCGCGTCGCTTGAGCACGTCGAGCAAGGTTCCGTTGAGCCGGAGCAGCTCACCCGCCTCGAGCAGATGCGAGAGTTCAACATCGCGAATCGTCGACGCCGCATGCCACAACCGCTCATCGTTCGTGACGTACAGAGGCGCCTTCGTCGCCGTCTCCAGCGTCCACCGCCAGCACAGCGGAAAGCTCGTGATGCCATCCTTCAGCGGCCACACACCGAGAGCGTGACGCCATGGGCTCGTGAGCTGCTCGTTGGGGTCGCACTCCTGCCACTGCCGGAGGCCTTCGACGGTGCCGCGGATGTCGTAGGCCGCGCTCATTCGCTACCTTTTCCGCGCATCGATTCGCCTGCAAGCTCCACGAGAAGCGCGTCTTTGATGCGGTCGCCGGTGCGGTCATCGAAGGTGCCGTCACGGTGGCACTTGAGGATGTCGCCGAGGCTCTTGTTCGTGAGCACGACCGTGCGCTTCCGCTTCCCCTTCCGGTTCTCAACGAGCCAGTGCCATGCCTCGCGTTCGACGTCCTTGCCGAGTCGCGTCGTCGTGCCGAGCTCATCGAGCACCACGTGATCGGCCGTGCCGAAAACATCGAGCCGTCCGCGACGGTCGTCGATGTAGTGCTCGGCCTTCATCGCGTTTTTGAAGATGCTGCAAAAGTCGGCGAAGGTGGTCCATCGGCAAGGGGCCATAGAAGCCCACCAGGCGGCCGCAAAGCTCTTGCCTATGCCCATGCCGCCACAGAGCATCACGAGGCCCGGGGAGGCGTCGCCAAGCGCCCGCAATGGGGCACCGGGAAGCGGCTCGCCACGATGCCACTGCACGACAGCGCCAAGTGCAGCGGTCTTGCGAACGCGTCCGCTGATGACGGCTTCACGGTCCTCCTCGGAAATCGTCGAGCCAATGCCGGAGCGCATGAGGTTCGCTCGGCGCTCCTCGAGACGGCGTGCGCGCTCGTGGGCTTCGATCTCTGCCTCCGATGCGACGCGCATGTTCGGGAAAAGGCTTGCTACGTCAAAGGATCTCGCGGTCATCGTGCACCTGTCGCAAAGAGTTCAGCGCCGGTCATCGTTCGGTTTTGGTAGGTGGAGTTCGGTCGCACGCTGGGTCCCCGCGTCTCCACGTAGCGGCTCCACTGCTTCGAAAAGAGCGCGAGCGGGTGCCCCGCCTTGACCACGTACTCGCCCTCGTCTTTGAGGTACGCGGTCGCCGCTGACTTGAGCGCTTCGACGTCGGGCACTGCGTCAGCGAGGCGACGCATCACGGCGTCGTTCGCGAAGCTTGCGTCGTGGCTCTTGCCGAATGCGGCCCAGACCTCGACAAGCGCTGACCGGGTTCGGCGCAACGCATCGTGTGCACCATCGGCAACGCGCGCGTTCTCCGTCTTCTCTAAGAAGTCTTGGTCTTGGTCTTGGTCTTGGTCTTGGTCAGAGGGTAACGGCTTCGTAACTCTCCCTGTAGCGTCGCTGTAACGCGTTACAGGTGGAGTTACAGGTGTCTGCGTAGCGGCTTCGTCACGCGCTTCACCTGGCGTTACCTTCGTCTTCTCACGCGACTTGTTAACGCGTTTCTGGACCGCTTCCTTCTGCGCTTCGTACTTCTCGCGCGTGATGTTGTGCTGGTCCCAGTCACGAAGTTGAAACCCGTTACCAACACGCACGAGCAGCTCTGCGGCGAGCAACTCTTCGAGCGCTTTCGCATGGCTGCGCACTGACTCTTTGTCCGCGCGAAGGCCTGCGGCCATCTCAAGACCTCGCGCCGAAACGGCCCCGTCGCTCGCTTGGTCCGACGACCACGAGAGCAAAGAGACCCACAGTCCGCGTGCGGCGAGTGAGAGGGAGCTCGTCCGGTCGTGTCGCCAGAACGTGCCCTTCACCTTCGCGTAGTAACCCTTGCTCGACGAGCTCAAGCGACCCTCCGATCTCGCAACGGCATCTCGAGCAGCGCGCGGCGCTTCATACGGTTGTGCACCGTCATTGGCTCCAGCCCACGCTCGCGCGCGAGCCGTGACGTGGTGCCCCATGCGTGCTCACGCTCTTTCTTGCATGGCACACGGCCCTTCTGCATCGCGTACCTGACGGCATTGGGGGCGCATCCGAGCGCCTTGGCCGCAGCAAGCATCGATGGGTACTCGCGCCCCTCGGCGTCCACGACCTTCGTTGGCGAGCCCTTCATCGCGCACCTGGCCGCGTCATCGAGTCGCTTCGGGTGAGCTTCACGCCACGCACCATCCGCTCGACGGGAACGAGCTTGAGGTCTTGCATGCGGTCGCGCCCATCGATGCACTCGTGGCAGAGGGCATAGGTGCCGACGTGGCGCACGGTGCTCGTCACGTGTCGAGACGCGTACGACGCGGCATGACGCTTGGCGCAAGCGAGCTCGCTCATGCGTGCCGAGTAGGGGCCGCAGTCAATGAGCTTGAGCGTCATCGGCCACCCCACATCGCCTGAAGCGTTGGCTCACGAAGAGCGCAGAGGGCAACGGCGCCTGCGTCTGCGATGGCCTCGTTCGCAGGCTTCGTCTGCTTGCCCCACGAGCCCCAGAACTCGCGGGCGGCGTCAACCATCTCCTTCTTCGATGCGCTCGCGCTTCCGGTGAGAGCCTTCTTTGCGTGATGCGCCTGGATGACCACCGGTGTCATCCCATGGACCGCGCAGACGCCTCGCACGACGCCGTAGGCGAGCCCAAGTGCCTTCGCCGCCGTCGCGCTTTGGGCACCTGCAGGCGCTTCGCACGCAACGAAGACATGCGTCGCGAGACCGGCCTTCGCGCACTTGATTTCTTCGATGAGTGCGCGTGCGATTTCATCGACACGCATGCCGTCGTCGTCAGCCTTGTATAGGTGCTTCGACTTCTTGTCGGGCACCGTGATGACGGCCCGTGCGCGCTCGATGAAGGTCTGCCCTGGCTCAGCGCGCAGGGTCGTGATTCCGGTCGCACGCAGCGACTGGTCGATGCCAATGACGATGATCATGCAGCCCTCTGGAGTGCGCAGGCGAGTCGCTTGAGCGCCTTCTGTTCGATGAGTCGGATGAGTTCACCGCTGACGCCGTAGAGCTGCGCGATCGCGTCGAGCGGCATGCCGTCAGGGTTCTGCTCGAGCGCGAGCAACGCGATGTCGTCCTGAGCCAACGGCAGGTCGAGCAACGGCTTACAGAGCGGCCTTCCGATGCGTGTTGCTCCCACCGCGAGAGCTTGCTCGTGGGTGAGGCCCTTCCTTCGAGCAGCGTGGTAGCGCCTTCGTCCTCGCTGACTGAGCGACTTCAAGGTCATGCGACCTCCTGCGGGGCCTGGTTGCCAAAGAGGCGCCAGCCTGGACGGGCGACGCGCGCGAAGAACTCGATGCGTTCGCCAACACTCACGCGCTCGACAAGGTCATAAGAAGCGCGCGGCTTGCGCGAGTGGATGATCTGGTTGTTCTCGTCCCGTTCATGAGGAGCGAAGAGCACCGAGGGCACATCGCGTGCGCCGCTCCACACGCTCGGGTGCTGACCCTTGCCGCGCACACCAAAGAGCATCATCTCGTGCGCCCCGCGGGCATACTGACCGATGCCGATTTTGACCGCTGGCGTGCCGTCTGCGTTCGTGGCGAGCTCGCCATCGAAGCCGCATCCCGTCTCGAAGTCGAGCGCGCTCGGCTTGTCCGCGCGAACCTTCACCCACTGATAGGTTCGTTTGTACGTGAAGCCCAGCTCTTCCATGAGCCAGAGCCCGTCTTTCAAGAACGAGTCAGTGACCCACATCCAGCAGTGCGCGTGCTCCGCAGGCGTCCAGTCGCCCGACGCGACGATCACGTCTTTGATGTCCTTGGTGGTCGCGACATCGTAGTGCCTGTCGGCTCCACGCTTGTACTTGCCGCCACCGCGCTCGAGCCACGGCGGGTCGAGCAGGGCGCACTGCCACAAGGTTGAGGAGTCGACAGACACGGCTGAAGGCGCAGCGACCTCGAGCGGCCCGAAGAGGTCGAGGGTCATGCCGCCCTCGCCATCACGCGAAGCTTCAGCGCTCGCTCAAGCGGCATCCCGTTGCGCACTCGGCGCAGCACCGTCGTGGGCAGCTTGCCCGCCTTGCGTGCCAAGGCGCTGACGTTCACGCGTGGCACGAACTCACGCCCCTCGGCGCGCCACTTCAGAACGGTCGAGTGAGACACGCCGAAGGCGCGCCCGCACTCGCTGATCGAGCCGTACGAGACACCGTTGACGGTGATCGGCACAGCGTTCGGGACTCGCGCGCCAGCGGGCACGTTCTGCGCGTCCTCTGCGCTCCATCCACGTGAGATGCGCTTGCGAACGCGCTCTTGCTCTTTGCGGTCGCCCATCACTCGCCCCCCTTCAGCGCCTGCGCGAATGCATGCCAGTGCGACGCGTGAAGCTCGACAAGAAGATTCCGAAGTTTTCCAAGAGCGGCTTCGCGCGAGGCCCCATGGCCTTCGATGTAGTCGCCCGCGTCGCTACCGTTGTGCAGCATCACGGCGACGAGTCCACGTAGGCTCTGGCAGGACTCGCGCACCGCCACTTCGTGCACACCCGCGTCGACGAGACTTTCGTGCTCGTAAGCGCCCTGCTCAGCGAGCCATGGGCCAAGCGCTTCGTGAAGCTCGCGCACCTCGCGGACGAGGTCGCGCGTCGCATCTTCCTGCGTCGCCCCCTCGCCATACGCCTCGCAGTTGAGGCCCTGGACGCGCGCGGTGAAGTGGGACCCACTGCGCTGTGCGTGAACGATGTGAACATGCCCGCCCATCACTCGCCCCCTTCGTCACGAGCGCACCGAGAGCTTGCTCGAGCGCGTTGAACGCGACGCCGCTTCCACGACATCCAGATGATGAGACCTGCCCAAAGCAACGTTGGGGCGAGGATGACGAGCTCGGCGAAGGTCTTCACTTCGCCCCTCGCAGTGACTTCGGCGCTACTCGAACTTCACTTGAACAACGCGCTCGCGCCTGACCTTGTCCGCAAGCGACAACATAGATGCGCACTGCTTGAGAAGGCTCCTCAAGGGCACGCTGAGTGCGACCATGTCCCCCTGCGTCACGGTGCCCTTGGCACAGGCGTTCAAGTGCAGGCGAGCCACCTCTGCCGCCAAACTCACAATGTGCGATGACGCGCGAATGTCGGCGCTGGCTAACTCGGGTTCCACCGGAACAACACAATGCCCGCTCCCAACCAACTCCTCGGCAAGTTTGATGCGGAAGCTCAGAGGCATGGCAGCGGCGTCGGAAAGGCTCATCTGGGCCTTGTGTTCTGGCTCCACCCACTGACGAGCTCGCGAAGAGGAGACGCCTGCGGCGGAGGCCATCGATGCAACCGTTAGGTCTTGCTGACTGGCTAACGTTCGCACCAGTGTCGCCCAGTAGTTCTTTCGGTCCGCTCTGTTCATGTGCCCTCGCCCCAATCATCGCCCACCTCCCACAACACACAACCCGCGATCCCGCTTCGCTTTGAGCAGCAAGCTTTCGCGCGCCGCGATGACTTCACGCACCTGAGCAAGCTCTCGGAGCTCCACGTCGGCCTCGTCCGGCGAGATGTGGCCGTCACGTTCGCTCTCGGCGGCCGCCGACATTGCCGCGCTGAACGTGCGCACAATCGACATCAGCGAGTGTTGGCCAGACGACTCCCGCGACTGCACTACCAGACCCAGCGCTTCGGCCCGACTCGACAGCCAAGCGCGCTCAAGGTCTGGCGAGCACTCAAAGAATGTCAGAGGCGCACGACGCTGCGAGTCGAGCACTTCATAGAGCTTGCTGCGTGGCACGCACAGCTCGTCAGCCGCGGCGGTCATCGTCTTGCCGCTGTTTACGATCGTGGCGCGCACACGGTCACCGACAGTGCCCTCAGCGAGGGCCTTACGGACGAGCGCGGACTCGGGGACAGCGGGGGCGTTCATTGTCCCTCCGCTGCGGCCGGGGTTGGAGCCACAGTCTCCTCATGCACCTTCGCGCAGAGAATCTCAGCCACCGACACCTCACCGCCGGTTGCCTCAGACAGACGCTCAGCGGTCTCACGCTTGGGCTGACGCTTGCCCTTGATGATGAGATCGACGTCTTGCCAGGACATCCCAGCTTTGCGGGCGAGCATGAGCCGCCCACCTCGAACATCAGCGAACCGTTGCAATGGATGCATTGTCTGCAATGTATTGCACACAAGGCATGGACGCAACACCTTTGTCGACATGCACACCGCGTCATGCGCCGATCATTTCTATGGCCGCACGTCAGAAGACCAACACGCCTCCCGACCCTGCCACCCTCGGCGGTCGGATACGACAGGCGCGCGAGGGGAAAGGTTTGAAGATCGCCCATGTCGCGCGAGCACTTGGAGCCGAATGGCTCACGGTCCAGAACTGGGAGAACGACAAGAGCGCCCCGGGAACGCCTGAGCGAGTTGCGAAACTTGCGGAGGTTCTCGGCATGACCGTCGAAGAGATGTTGGGCGTTGCAGCGGGGCAAGAGCCGCCCTTCGCTGCGTGGGCTTCGTTCGCGTCAGCTCATCCCGAAATCACGGATGATGAGCGCAAGGCGCTGAAGAGCATCGTGTGGCCAACGGGGCACGTTCCAACCATCGAAGCCTACTCTGTGATGCTCACTGCAATTCGCATGACGCGAAAAATGTAGTGTTTACGACAGCTTGCATGCAACACGGTCGCGTCGTGTAAATACATTGTTGACAATGTATTGTTCCCAAGGCATACATTGGGAATGGAAACGACGACGACGGCAACGACGATTGACCTCGGGAACAACGAGAGCGCATCCATCGGCATCTTCGCCGAGCGTGATGGCACCTTCCTCGCGCTGACGCTTTCGAGCTCGCGCACGTTCAAGACGCGCCTTGGCGCCGAGCGTTGGCTCGCGAAGATTGGCTACGCGCCGAACGGCTCGCGCCTTCGCACGTCGGCGGCTGACACGGTCGCGAAGGTGGCGTCGTGACCCGCCTTCGTCTTCTCGTCCTCGCCCTGACCTTCGCGGTCGGCTGCGAGTGCTCCACGGTCTCGCCCGACGCAGGCCCCGACGCTTCGACGGGTGACGCGCCTTCCAGCGATGCGCCGTTCGTCTGCGTCGCTCCAGACGTGTGCCCGACTGGTTGCAACTGGACGCCCTGCGGATGCGCGACCGACAACCCGGCGATTGATTGCCGAGGTGGCCAATGAGCGCCCCCATCACCTCCCCCGCCGAGGCCGGCGCCCACGAGCTGGTTCTCCTCGCGGCTGGCTTCGACGTGTCCACGACGCGCGAGCCCTACGTGTGGCGCGCGTCAGTCCGCGACACGCTGCGAAGCGTCACCGGGTACTCGTGCGGGCCGACCCGCGCTGATGCTGTGAAGCGTGCACATGCGCAGTGCATGGCGCCTTCGCCGAGCGAGCGCCTTGCTGAGCTTCGAGGTGCAGCGTGAGTGCGCTTGACCCGCTTGCGGACGGCCTCGCTGACGCGGCGGCGCTGTCTCACCTGGAGGCGCGCATCAAGTCGCTGCTCGCCGAGAACGGGCAGCTTCGCGACAACAACCGCGAGCTTGGCGCGAGCCTCGAAGCCGCGCTCAAGCGCATCGACGAGCTTGAAGGCCGAATGCTTCTTCCGGCGACCACGCGTCTCCAAGCAAGTGTCGGACTCCCGCCGGCTTCCGCCGATGTCGCCAAGCGATACCGCGACTTCGCGCGCTCCGCGTACGAGCACGAAGAGGGCGTCCACATCGATGACGACGAGGAAGTCTGCGCTGACGAAGACGGCGCCTACATCACAGCGTGCATCTACGTGTCGAGCGCGCAGCTCGAAGAGGACGGTGTGCGATGAGCCAGTCCCTTCCTGCTCGCGGTCCGGCCGCATGCTCGTGCACGTCGTGCAGTGTCGTTCGAGCGCAGGCCAAGTCCCGCGCTGAAGAGGAACTCGCACGCATCATGAAGGCGCGCGCCGATGAGCGTCAGCGCATCGTGAGCATGCTCCTTCGCTTCGCTGCAATCGATGAGGACGGCGGCGAGCTCGTCGAGGCCGAGGTGCAGCGCTCACTCGTGCGGTGCATCGAAGAGCTTGAGCACCTTGGTCCGTCCGGTGAGCCGTTCGTGTCGCTCGAGGCCGAGTCATGAGTCCACAGCAGTCACGATTGCAATTGGCGCTCTCGCGACGCGAGCGCGAGTACAGCGCAACGATCGACCGCGTGCGCGCTCTCGATGGTGTTTCGGACCGCGACATCGAAGTGCTTCGCGAGGCCGTCTACCTCTCCCGATGTCTGCGTCTCTTGCTTGAGAGTCGCACCGTGAACGAGGTCCACCATGCATTTGGGTCGCCTGGAGACTTTGGGTACGAGAGCGCAATCGGTGAAGCGCTCCTAGCCATCTACGAGGGCGCATGAGGATCATCTGCAACCACTGCGGCGACGACGTCACCGAGCGGAGCGGGTGCTCGTGCTCAGAGAGCAATCTCTCGCGCGTCGTGAAAGTCGCCATCGCGCTCAGCAATGTGCGAGGGCGAAGGCTCGACGCGGGCTCAATGCAATGCGCGTCCTCAATGGTGCGCACGGAGGTCGAAGCGTGATGCGCGATTCATACGAGACGACGGCCGAGCAGTACGAAGAGAGCGAGCGCCGTGACGAGCTTCGCCGCTCGGCGGACGACGACGAGCGCTTCGCGAAACCAGACCCGACAAAGAGCTTCGCGAGCGTCGCCATCGTGCACAACGTCTACGACGGCGAGCGCACGTTGCGCGACGTCTTCGGCGAGCCAACGCGTGAAGAGATCGCGACCGAGCTGAAGCGCGGCGGACCCCAGGCGCGCCTCTCGCTCGCGATGAGCATCCTCATGCGCCGCATCGCTGACCTGACCAAGCGTGAGGCTCGCTCCGAGCATCGCGAGGCGTCGTGATGGACGAGGCCTTCTTCAGCGACATGTCGATGCTCGATGCGTCAGCGTGGAGCGATACGCGGACCGAGCGACCCGACGATGAACCGCGCGATGAGCCGGCGTGGGTCGATCGACCGGGCCCCGACGAGTCACCGTTCTTCCTCGACACGGGCGCGCGCTCATCCAGTCGCTCTGAGTGGCTTGCTGCGCGACGCACGGGCATCGGAGGTTCCGAGATTGCCGCGGTGCTCGGCGAGAGCCGCTGGGGCGACGCGGGCACGGTCTACGCGAACAAGGTCGCACCGGTCGAAGATGAAGAATCACGCGAGTGGCTTGAATGGGGTCTCCGGCAAGAGCCTGTGATCATCGAGGCCTACGCATCATCACGCTACGCGCACCGTCCTCGCACGGACCGCGACGGCCGCTTGCTCCGAAGCAAGGAGCATCCGTGGGCGCTGTGCACCCTCGACGGCTGGACCGAGACCGAGCGCGGACGCATCCCGCTCGAGCTGAAGTGCGACCGCTGGGGCCAGGACTGGGATGACGGCGTGCCCGCGCACTACGTCCTTCAACTGCATCATCAGATGCTTGTCACTGGTACGCAGTGCGCGTCGATCGCTTGTCTCATTGGCGGCTCGAAGCTCGTGTGGGCCGACGTCGAACGCGACGAGCGGACTATCCGCAAAATCATCCACGCGGGCGAGTCGTTTTGGGCACGAGTCGAAGCGCGCGACATGCCCGACACGACCGATCACCGCGCGCTTGCGTCGGTGTTCGCGAAGGAGAGCGGCGGCGAAGTCTACCTCTCTGGCGTCGAGTGGCTGCGCGCTGATGCACACCTCGCTCAAGCGCTCGAAGTGACCAAGCGAGCGAAGGCCGAAGCCGACGCGATCAAGGCTCGATTCAAGCGCGCGATGGGTAGCAGGACGGTCGCCCGCATCGACGATGGCACCGTGTACCGATGGAAGAAAACTGACTCAGGAAAGCGCATTTTGCGCAGGAAAGAAGCAACCGATGGCTACTGAACAGAACGGGCAGATCGTGAAGAAGTCTGCCGAGTCCAACATCATCATCCAGCGCGCAACGTCTCCTTCGACGCTTGCCGCGCTCAAAGACGCGCTGCCAGTGCACGTCAAGGCGGACCGCTTCGCTCGCATCGTCCTCACCGCATGCCGAGCAAACGAGAAGCTTCGTCAGTCTGACGAGACGTCGTTCCTCGCGTGCGTGCTTCAAGCGGCGCAGCTGGGGCTTGAGCCGAACACTCCGCTGCAACACTGCTTCCTGATCCCGAGGATGGCGGGGAAGCACATGTCGACGACGCTGCAGATTGGCTACCAAGGCATGATCGACCTTGCTCAGCGAGCGGCTCGCGCAAGCATCAACGTGGAGCTTGTCTACAAGGGCGAGCACTTCGTCTACCAGGCTGGCGACTCCCCGATGCTTGAGCACACGCCGAACGTCGATGCGCCATATCGCCCGGTGTCCGAAGTGCGCTGCGCGTACGCGATTGCCACCTACGCAGACAAGTCGAAGACGCGCCGCGTTGTTCCTCGCTGGGAACTCGACAAGGCATACAGCCTGCGTGCGACAAAGAGCGACGACGGCATCTGGGAGAAGCATCCCGAAGAGATGATGAAGAAGACGGCGATCCGCCGACTCTTCAAGCTGCTCCCAAAGAGCGCCGAGATGGCAGCGGCCAGCGCAATCGCTGACGACGAGGAGACCGGTTCAAGGCGCCTGCGTGTGACCAATGACGTCGCAGCGCTCATGGAGCGAGAGGGGCTCATCTTGAACACCAGCGCTCAGGACTACGACCCAGACACGGGTGAGGTCAGCGCGGCCGACGAGCCGCAGGCCTGAACAACTTCGCGCGGCATGTTGCCGCGCAGGCACGCGAGAGCGTGGCTCGACAGGCGACGTGCCGCGGCCAACGGACGGCAAAACCATGTGACCCGATCACGATGAGATGCGCCACGCGTCGCTTACGCGCCCGAGGTCGAGAGTGAGGTTCTATGCGTTCGTGATGTGACGCGCCCTGCGTGGGCGCCACTGGGCTCGTAGCTCAACGGCAGAGCAGGAGATTTCTAACCTCCCGGCCTCGGTTCAACTCCGAGCGGGCCCATTTCCACCTTCTCAACCACCGATTCAACGCCTCGCGCCCGAGGCGGAAAGGTCCCTTCATGTCCGCGTTTCAGCAGCATCTCTTTGCGCCGTCGCGCCCGGTCGGCGACGGTTCGCTTCAGCCCCACGAGCTCATCGTCGACCTGTTCGCCGGCGGCGGTGGCGCGAGCACCGGCATCTACGAGGCGACCGGACGGCACCCGGATATCGCCGTTAACCACAGCGCGGCCGCTCTCGCTGTGCACGCTGCAAACCACCCGACGACAAAGCACTTTCGCGAAGACGTCTTCGACGTGAACCCGCGCGAAGTCTGCGGAGGGCGCGACGTTGGTTTGCTTTGGATGAGTCCCGATTGCACGCACTTCTCAAAAGCAAAGGGTGGCAAGCCGCGCGACAAAAACACGCGTTCGCTCGCATGGGTCGCGGTGCGCTGGGCTGCCGAAGTGGAGCCGCGTGTCATCTGCCTCGAGAACGTCGAGGAGTTCATCACGTGGGGCCCTCTCTGCGATGCGGGCCAGCCCGTTGCGCATCTCGCCGGGACAGAGTTTGAGCGCTGGTCGAAGGCTCTTCGCGCTCTTGGCTACGTCGTCGAGCACCGTCTTCTCGTCGCCGCGGACTACGGCGCACCGACCACGCGGAAGCGTCTCTTTCTCGTCGCACGTCGCGATGGTCATCCGATCGTTTGGCCCGAGCCATCGCACGGGAAAGGCCGCGCGCGCCCCTGGCGCACGGCTGCGGAAATCATCGACTGGACGATTCCGTGCCCTTCGATCTTTGAGCGCGCACGTCCGCTCGCCGACGCCACGCTGAAGCGCATCGCGGAAGGCATTCGCCGATACGTGCTGACCGCCGAGAAGCCGTTCATCGTGCCGCTCACGCATCAAGGTGCGGTGCGTGTTCATTCGCTCGACGAGCCGATGAAGACGATCACCGCTGCGAACCGAGGCGAGCTCGCGCTCATCTCGCCGACCATCGCGAGCCACTACGGGCAGAGTGTCGGGCGTCGCGCCGATGAGCCGTTGCCCACGGTCACGGCAGGCGGAGGAGGTCACAGCGGCCTCGTGATTCCAACGCTCATCCAAACCGGCTACGGCGAGCGCGAGGGGCAGACGCCTCGCGTGCCCGGTCTCGATAAGCCCCTCGGAACCGTCGTCGCGGGAGGCGCAAAGCACGCCCTCGTCGCAGGCTTCATCGTGAAGCACTACGGCGGCGTGATTGGTCACGACGTGGGCCGACCGCTGGGCACGGTGACCACGCAGGACCATCACTCGGTGGCTACCGCGACGCTTGGCGTCGACCACAGCGCAGAGGTTGAACGCTTCCTCGCTGAGCATTGCTCCGAGTCGCCAGAGCTGAAGCGGGGCTCGCTCTTGGGAGAGTCTCCAGACGTGCGATTCCGCATCGTCGACATCGGCATGCGCATGCTGGCGCCGCGTGAACTGTTCCGCGCGCAGTCATTCCCCGACAGCTATCGCATCGACATCGAGCACAACGGGAAACCGCTCACGAAGACCGCGCAAATCGAGCTTGCGGGGAACTCGGTTTGCCCGCCCGTCGCCGCAGCAATCGTCAGAGCAAACGTCTGCGCCCGCGTCTCCGCGATGGCGTCTTGAGGAGCCCGACATGATCGACAAAGAGAAAATCGCCGCCGTGAAAGAAGAGCTTCGACGCCTCCGCAAGGCCATCGACGCATGGGAGAAGTCACCCGAGGCAAAGCGCTCGTGGGGAAGCGTTGAGTCGGGCGCAGTGAAGCGCGCATCGATGGACGTCACGCGGGTGCTCGTGAAGCTGCGGAGGTCGACGTGAGCCAGGTAGACGACGCAATCAAGTCGCTGCGCGAGTATGCCGACTTCAAGTACGACGACCTTGAGGTCACACCTCACGAGGTCGCCCTCGTGCTCGCCGAGCTTGAGCGCATGAAGCGCGATCACACGCTTGAGATTCTTCAGCAAGCGGAGTCGAACCAACGCATCCGCGAGGCGCGCGGCATCAGGCTCGAAAAGGTCGCTCGCGATGCCATCGCTTGCTGGGGCGTCGCAGCGCAGACGGCGATGGTCATCGAAGAACTCGCTGAGACCATCGTTGCGATCTCGCACTATCAGCGCGGACGCGTGCTAAGCGAAGAGGTGGCGAGCGAAATCGCTGACGCCTGCATCAC